GGCGAGCTTCAAGAAGCGCTGTGCTTCGGCCTGGCGCAGCTCGTGCGCGGTGTATTTTCCGCTGCGGGCCTTGGCGCGAGACCAACCGGGCCGTTTGAGTTCGATAAAGCCGCACTTCCCGTTGCTAATCACAACAAAATCCGGGCACCCAGGAAGGATGCCCATACGATGAGCTTCAATCTTTTGCCATGTCCCGGTGCGTTCGTTGCGAACATGCAGAGCTATTGCGCCCGGGCCGAGGCCGACTTTGCGCAGATAGTCGGCGACCTGCAAATGCACCGCGCGCTCGCTCGGCAGCGGCCGGCGCTGTCTGCCCGGCCGCGGTCTTTCGGCCGCGCCGCGACCCCCCGCGACGACAGCGGTAGGATCTCGACCCGGCCGGGCAGGGCGGGTCACGGATCGACTCACGATGCCTTTACTTCGTCAGGTCTCCAGATGCCGGCTTCGCGGATAAAAGCACCCCAGGTGAGTTCACGAGCGGGGCGTCCCACGGTGAGTTGTTCGACCACCCAGGCGGCAAACAACTCAGCTTCGGTGGCCTTGATGTTTGACCAGTGGAGCGAGGCGTTTGCATGATCCCGCGCTCTCGTGGATTCCGCCATAACGGCGTTCAGCGGTGCGACATCAGCTTCATAGAGATTGCGGGAATTATCGCGGATATGTCGGCTCGGTTCGTAATCAAACGCATCAAAGCCGGGAAGCACAATCTGACCGCTTGGCTCCGTACCACCGGGACGAGCCACAGCATCGAGCATCGCCTGCGCTTGTTTGCGTCGCGCCTTATCGACATCGAATGGGATGATCTCGACGAGCTTGTCGAGCAGCACGTCCTCATTATAGCCGCCGTCTGGGTTCGGCTCCATCATCGCCTTGGCACGGGCGATGGTTTCTAGCTGACGGCGCCGGATGCGCGCGAGATCGATCTTCGGCATTAGATAATTCCCCTCTTTTTTAACAGCGCAAATGCTTCGCGCAGTTGATGTTTCTGGTCTTTATCAAGCGTGACTGGTTCGCCTATTTCACAGGCAGTTATCATTGCGGCGACATGACCGACGAATGTCGGCACAATGTCTTCTGCCGCATCCTGGCCTTGCTCGATCGCAACACGCCTCTTGCGCGCTCGCTCGTCCAGTTCCGCTAAGCCGGCCGCGAGAGTAAGTGTGCCCTCGACCACGAGAGCGGCGACATCAGGCGCCTCGGCCTGCAACCTTGCGAGTTGTACTTCTTCGGATGTCGCGGCTTGCTGGCGACGTTTTGCTTCTGCGAGTGCTTGGTCAAATGGCTTGCTGCCCAGGCGAACCATATCGACGAGATCGGGATGAGGTGCGATCTGGCGGGCTTCCGACAACCGACTGAGGCTGATTTTTTGTCCTTCCAACTCGGAAGGACCAGAACCCTTCCGACGCAATTGCGCCGGGTCGGGGTAGATCAGCGCCAGTGCCAACGCTTTCTGACCCTTCGTCAAATCGCGCCGGGTTATGTTCTTCGAGACGATGTAGCCGCGCGGATCGACATCCGCCGGCAACCGCTCGAAACGCGGCTCGATGCCGGCCAGCCGACAGGCTTTCAGCCGGTTCCGACCATCGATCAGCAGCTCGCCTGCGGCATCGAGCATGATCGGGTCGAACAGGCCCTTTTCCGCGATGTCGTCCGCCAGCGCATGTAACTCGTCATCCGCGAGCATGCGGAATGCCTGCGCGGCCGGATGCACCGGATACTCGTTTTCTTCCGGCTCCAGGCTGAGCGGCAGCAGCATGTCGTCGATAGGCATCGTCATCCCCGCCCAGCGCCGGGGGAGCGCCGGGTGCCGGCGTTGGCGGCACCGTCGCAATGACGCCGGGCGGGGATCGGGATGTCGGCGGGCCAGGGCAGCTCCGGCGGCCAGTTCTCGGCGAGCCAGCAGGCGGCGCGCTCCAGCGTGCGCACGGTGCAGGTCTTGCCGGCGGCAAGGTTGACGAACACCTTGTCATTGCGCGTGGCGCGGACGCCGATCGTCACCAATGAGCGGCCGACATGGTCGCTGTAGGCGCGCGCCAGGCGCAGCAGATCGTCGGCCGAGAGGCTCATGCCGACAATTTTCGAGAAAATTTACCCAGATGTAAATCTAGAGTTTGCCGGGGCGATGCAGAAAATTTTCGGCAGTGCCGCTATCTGTGCTAGTTAAGTGCTCTGATGGACAAGACCGAACGCAAGCACGCGCTGGCCTGGGATGATGATGCGTTCCGCGCTCGCGCGGCATTGCTCGCCAAAATGCAGGGGCGGCCGCTTGACGAGGTATGCATCACTGCCGGTCTGGCGCATGACACGCTAACCAAGACCGTGCGCAAGGGGCGCAACATCAGCACGATCTTTGCGCTTGCCCGGTCGCTGCACGTCGAGCCGAGCGTCCTTATGTTCGACAGCAACGGCGCGTCTGCGGCGCAGTTCGATTCGGGAGCATTACGCCGGCTCGCTTTGTTGGCCCACGTTGCGACCCATCTTTATCTCTCGCTTGGTCAGACCTTGCCGACGCAGAACCCCGAGATCGAGCGCATCATGCGGCTTATTATGTCCATCATTGAGGCTGGCTCAGCAACGCCAGAACCGCCCGCAGCGGCACCAGATCCATAAACACGAGCGGCGCGAGCAGGATGCCGTCGGTGTCGGCCCAAGCGGTGCCGTTCCACCGGCCGATCGTCCAATCTTCGCCGTGCAAGCCTGGACCCAACAGGCAGGGACCATACTCGACGCCCAGCGTAACCGGTGCCTCCGAGATCGGTCGGCAGAAGATCGGGTCTCCGTTTGCCACCCTGTTGCCTCCTTAGCGCTGGATCTCGGCCGCTTTTCTTCTCTGCATCAGTTGCAACCGTATCTTAACCGGTCCGTTCCGCGGCTCGCAGCCTATATCGAATTTCATGCGAATTAAGATTAAATTCTAGAAAACGGGCGCTCCGGGTGGCACACTGCGCAGCCGTAGCTCGCGCGAGGGCGCCATGCTGGAAGGCTTGCGAAGGACCGACGATCCCGGCCTAGAGCGCCGCCTCCTTGGTGTCAGCAATGCGATCGACCGGCCGGTTTACCCGCGCTGTCTGATGGCGCGGCTGTGCGTCGGCGAGGCGGCCGTGGTCGCGCTGCTGAGCGTACTGCTGTGGCTCGTGCTGGTGGCGCTGCCCTAATGCGCCCGACGCCGTGGCTCCTCGCCGAGCCGTACCGTATCCAGCCCGCCGGCTACGAGAGCCACTACGGCGACAGTTTCGGTGCGTTCCGCATCCCGTACCCGAAAACCGGCGCGGTGCTGCACGCGCTTGCCCAGGATGGACGCAACGCGCGCGCGGATCTCGGCGACGAATGGGCTTGGGATCACGTCAGCGTCAGCACTCAGCGGCGCACGCCGAATTGGGCCGAGATGTGCTTTATCAAGAGCCTCTTCTGGGGCGAGGACGAAACAGTCATGCAATTGCACGTGCCGGCGAGCGAGCACATCAATATGCATAATTTTACTTTGCATCTATGGCGCCCTCTACTGCTAGAGATCCCGCGCCCGCCGCAGGGCACCGTCTAGCCGTGACCGCCCGCTGCTTTTCGGCCCGCGCCGACGCGCTGACGCTGCGCATCCAGCCGCTGCTCGCCGGTCACGGGCCGGAGCTGCAAGGCGCGGTGATTGCCGACCTGTGCGCGATCTGGATCGCCGGGCACCGTTGCAGTGACCCGGTCCAGGAGGCGCAAATCCACGAGGAACTGCTCGCGCTGCACAAAAAATTTGTGCGCGAGCTGGTGCAAAATTATGTGGATGCGCGATCGTGAGCGCGGACGGCCTGCGCCGCGAGAGCGTGCTGATCGAGAGCATCGGCGACTGGCTCGACCGACGCCGCCGGCACATCACGGCGTCCCGCATGGCGGCGCTGTTCGACGCTCATCTATACATGAACCGCGAACAGCTCGCCGAGGATCTGCGCGGCCAGTCGGTCAAGGGCGACACGCCCGCGATGGCGAGGGGCCGCCGGCTGGAAGTCGCCGTGATCGAGGCCCTACGCGAGACGCATCCCGATTGGACGATCGAGCGTTGCCGCAGCTATTTCTGGGTCGAGGGGCATCGGCTCGGCGCGACGCCGGACGCGCTGTTCGCCGCGGACGGCATCGACGACGGGCTGATCGAGGCCAAGACCGTGCATCCCCGGCGTTGGGACGAATGGCATGGCCGTCCTCCGATTTCATACGTTTTGCAGACGTTAACGGGCCTGCTTGTCACCGGCCGCACGCGCGGCGTGCTTGCCTGCATGGTGCTGTCGGGCGACTTTCCCGTCTACGAGTTCGAGGTGCCGCGCCACCCGGAGGCCGAGCAACGCATCCTGGAGGCGACGGCGGCATGGTGGCAGGAGTACGACGCAGGCCGCATCGCCGCGCCGCAGCCGGTCGATGAACTGGAGGCGCTCCTCGACACGGGCGAGCATCTGGACTGGTCAGGCAATCACGAGATTGCCGCGCTGCTGGACGAGCGGGTCGAGGCGGGTGCCGCGCTGTCGGATGCCCGCCAGCGGCTCGGGCATATCGACCATCAGATCAAGACGCGCTTCGGCACCGCCTCGACGGCGTGGTGCGACGGCTGGAGCTTGTCGTTTCGGCGGCATCTGCGGCGCGGGTACACCGTGCCCGAGGGTTATGTGCGCACGCTGCGCATCAAGAAAATAGGAGAGGAACCACTCGATGAGTGATGTAGCACCGCGCCCGAGCTCCGCCGACGTGATCGAAGCTGTCATAACGAGGGGTGATCTCGCCAAGCTGAACGGTGCCGAGCGCACGCAATACTACACCGAGGTCTGTAGGTCGATCGGGCTTAACCCATTCACCCGCCCGTTCGAGTACATCATGCTGAACGGCAAACTTCAGCTTTATGCGCGACGCGAAGCAACCGACCAGCTACGCCGGCTAAACGGCATCAGCCTCGAAGTCATCTCGCGCAAGATCGATGGCGACATACTGACCGTCCATGTCCGGGCCAAGGACAAAGCCGGCCGCACCGATGAGGATTTCGGCGCGGTCAATATTGCCGGCCTCAAAGGCGAGTTGCGGGCAAATGCCGAAATGAAGGCGGTTACTAAGGCAAAGCGCCGGGTAACGCTGTCGGTGTCCGGTTTGGGTTTTCTTGACGAGTCCGAGGTCGAGGACATCCCGCGCCAGCCGGCGGCGCCGGTGGACACGCGCGCCGACCTCGACAGATTCGCCGGCGTGCCGCCGCAGCACAGCCTATCGCACAATGCCGTGCGCGAGGAGGAGCAAGAGCCGCCGCAGGACGAGCGGTCGCTTAGGATACTGGAGATCGATGCGCGCAGCGCCGCCGCCCATGGCACCGAGGCATTGCGCAAGCACATGCGCGGGTTGTCGCCGGAGGATCGTAACGCGCTGCGCGACTTAGCCGGCACGCGAGACAAACCCGGCGAATTGCTCCGGCTGGCGCAAGCGAGCGATGACGCGCTCAATGCCGCCGAGCCTGAGCCGGAGGACGAGACGGCTGATCCGTTTGGGTTGGTGGCGGCGGCACGGGAGGCCGCGCGACCACGGGACGAGGCGTGGTGGAAAGGCGACCTGGTGGTCGAGGGCAAAAACCCGCGGGAGTTCCACGCCGCGATGTACGCCCGCATCCGTGAGGCACGCTCAGCCGAGGAGATCGAGCGGCTGCGGGCCAGCAATCCGGCGATCGACGACCTCGACAAGCCGACGCGGGAAGCCGTGCTCGGCGAACTCGCCGACCGCGAGCGCGAATTGCGGCAGCGCGATCCAGGAGACGACAGTTAAGCCTTTGGGATGATTGATACGACCACGTGAACAGAACGCGAAGGTTTCACGTGTGTCAGCAGCCAGCAACTCTACGCTACCGCCGCCGGGCCTTGCGCTTATCCGCACGCAGGAACTCCCGAGCGACGCGCTGCGGTACACCGACCTTCTTCGCAAAACTGCGGCTATGCGCGGCAGCGCGCATCAAGCGGGCCTGTTTCTTGCTGACGCTTGGCAACGTAATCCTCCGTTGCTTATTATGGATAACCAAACAGCAGAAACAACAATAGCACCAGCAAGATAATTCCCACAATGCCGCCCGGCCAGTAATACGCCGGGCCGGCATAATAGCCGCCGCCAAATGAAAAGATCACCAGTACGAGCAGGATGATAAGTACAAGGCTCATCGCCGCCTCACGACGCGCACGCCACTCGGATAGTGCACGACGATTTCTTCGTCGCCGCCGCCGGATCGCTTTCGTCTAATGAGCACCAGGCGCGCGTCCATGTCTACGCCAAGTGCGCCCGCGATTTCTTGGTACGTGCTCAGATCCACGACCGCGTGGCGAGCGTCGAGCGTATCCATGCCGCACCTCGCTATTGCATTGACAGTCTTTGATCGGTAAAACAGACGCACTCGCCGGGTGCGTCAACACCCGGCGAGCACTAACCGTCAACCGAGAGGAAGCTCGACCGATGGCTCAATCCACTATATCACTACCAACCACCGAACAGGAACAGCGCGCCCGCTGGGACCTGCTGCTGCTCGCCTGGACCGCTGGGTTCTTTGAGGGAGAAGGCACGATCCGCTATCATGGCCGCGCGCTAAGATTTTCCATACCGCAAAAAACGACGGTCACCGGCCCAGCCGATACTCTTATTGCTTGCCAGAATGCCCTTGGCGGACTGGGTAGGATTTTGCCCGGAAGCAGCAATGGTTATGGGCACGGACCCGTACGCAAAACGCGATCACATGTTTATTGCCTTCACAAATTCGAGCATGTCCAACACGCCATATGCTTGCTATGGCCTTACCTGCACGAAACCAAGAAACGACAGGCAGAAGTAGCTATCAAGTCCTATGTGTCTGCGTACAGGGAGCGCCAGAAACTAAGAGCCGGGAAAAATTCCGAACGATCTCGATCCAGAGCTTTGGGATTGAAGCGGTACTCTACCGGCGTGCCATGCCTTAAGGGGCACGTAGCAGAGAGATTTACCAGTAATGGATGGTGTATCGAATGCGCGAAGCGGGCCGCAATAAGTGGGACGTGATTTTAGACGATATCGAGCAGCGCAGCGAGCAAATCCGCCAGATGAAAGCCTACGAGGGCTGGCGGCTGGTCATTCAGGGCGTCACCGCCGCTGCTGCTGTATTTGCTGCCGGCGGCGTTGTCGGCGGGCTGATCGTCAATCTGTGGCGGTGACGCCATGCCGTGTAAAGACCCGGAGGCGCGACGCGCTTATAACCGCAAATGGCGCGAAGAAAATCGCGAAAGGCGGAATGCCGGCGAGCGCAACTTGTATGCAAAGAACTTGGAAAAGCAGCGAACCAGATCGCGCGAAAAATACTTAAAGTACCGCGAAGAGATACTTGCTCGTGAGCGTGAACGTTACCATTCAAAAGAGGCTGAAGCGCGAAACGCAGCCAAGCGGGAGCGTCGCCTGCGTAGGATCGCAGCAAACCCTGAGAAGATACGCGCCCTCGAAAACGCATGCGCCCGTCGTCGGCGGGCTCTTTACCCGGAAGAGGAACGCGCCATCTCACGTCGTTCTCTGGAAAAGCATCGCGACAAGAGGCGTGCCGCCGACCGCGCAAGGGCAAAAGAAAATCCAGGGAAAATGCGCGCGAAAGAAATCAAACGAAAATTCCAGACCGAGCAGCGCACTCCTAGCTGGGTCGATATGGATGATCTGAACAGGATCTATCTTGCTCGACCTGAAGGCATGCACGTCGATCATATTATTCCGCTCGTCGGCAAGACGATCGAAGGCTACAGGGTAAGTGGTCTCCATGTGCCTTGGAATCTGCAATATCTCAATGCGTTCGAGAATCTGCGCAAACTCAACAGAATGCGCCCCGAGGACGGGATCACGGCACCGCTCCCCTAGTAAAGGCCCGGCGCCGTAGCGCCGGGCTGTCGTTACCTTCTACGCCCCAAATCGAGCAAACGCCGCCGCGAGGAGCGCCGCGATTCCGGCGCCTGCGGCGGCGCTGCTAAGGGTTTGCTTTGGGTCCGGCTCCTGTCGTGCCGGGAAAATAACCCCAGCCCCAGGTTGAGACATAGCCCCAGCCCGGTTGCCCCTGCGGTGGAGCTTTCACGACCAAATCGCCCGGCGGCTCTTCAGGATCGATCGGCGGTTCTGTCGGCGGCTGCGGCACAGGGAGCGTGTTATCTGGATGCCCTGGGCTCGGCCACACGCCGACCCCGCTTGGCGGTAATCCCTGATCCGGCCGGCCCGGCGAGGGCCATATCCCGACGCCTGCCGGCGGGAGGTCATGACCGGGCATCGGTGGCGAGACGCCGCCCCAGAAGCCAAGTCCGGGGCCGCCCGGCATCGGTCCGCCGCCGACCCCGACGCCAGAATAAAACAACTCGCCGACAAGCGTGATATTGACTGCTGCTTGCGGATTGACTCCAACACCGGACAGGTAAGCCTGTCCGACGAACGTTGCGGGTATTGATGCCATTATATTACCTCTCTAAGGAGCGCCGGCCGCGGCGCTGCAATGTGCAACCCCAACCCCTGCGCCCAGCGGCCTGGACGCAGCCCACCCTCTGCGGCCGACGGGCAGCCGCATACTCGCTGTTATTTGCGGTCGATAAACAGATGGATATGCGCAACGCCGTCGCTGTCGGGCACAAGCGAGAACGTCGCTTGAAGTATCTGCCCCGGCACGACCGGTTGTCCCGTCGCGCTGTCGCTATTGACGACTATCGTGACCGGCAGGTTATTTGTAATATCGAGCTGGACGATCATGCTGACCTCGCGCGCTACGGCGGCGCGCCGAGCTTCTGGCGCACCCTATCGCAGCGTTCGGTTGTTGTTACGAATTTGCCGTCAGTGAACCCGACCAGGCATTGCGTGCCGGGCGGCCAATGACCCAGATTAACCCCGCGCGGCTCGCGCACCGTGACGACATGCGTCGGCGATACCCAAATCACCTGCCCGTCCGGCCCGGTCAGCGCGACCAATGATGCTACAAGCAAGGCCGCGATCAACGACGAGCTTCGATCTGGTGCGCCTCCAGGGCCGCAAGGCGCGCCGCCAGTTGCCCGTGCTCCACGGCCAGTTCCTTTACCGCATTGATCAGCACATAGATCAAGGCGGTGGGGTTGAGCGTCGCGACACGCGTCGTCGCGTCCTCGCCGCCGAATGGCAGTTGGACGCTCCCGCACATTTCGGGTATATGTGGCAACACCTCGTCAACAATCAGCCCTTGCAGGACAGCGCTCGGTTCGCTCCCGGCGAACGGTGTCCCTGGCCGATAGCGGAATTGTACCGGCGATAATTTTACCAGCGCGTCGAGACCTGTGGTGTACGGCGCAATATCCTGCTTCAGCCCGCGTTCGCTGAAGGTGCTCCATGACCCGCTCGTATTGAACGTCGAGCCATCCTCATTAAACATCGCCGTCTGTGTCAGCGTCGCATCCGATGTGGTGCGACGAGTCGAAATGTATAAGCGCCCCTGCGAGTTGCCCGTGCCGCTCGCCGCAAAACCCTTGATCGCCGCGAACTTCCAGCTCGACCCGCTCGCGCCAAAAATGATTGTCCCGCCACTGCCCGCCACGCTGCCCGTGTCGCCAAGGATCAAATTCGTCGCGCCGTTGGTGTCGATGTTGGCAACTGTCTGGCCGGCGACGTAGCTCGACAGGGTAGCGTTTATCGTCGTGGCGCCGCTGATCGTACCGCCCGCCGCCGGGAAGGCACCCAGCGAAGTCAGCGCCGCCGCGGCGGTCGTGGCGTTGGTGCCGCCATTGCCGATCGGCAATGTGGAGGTCACGCCGTTTGCCAGATTTATCTGCGCCCAGGCCGGGCTGTTGCTCGTGCCAGTGTTAGAGATGTACCGCGTCGCGTTGGTATCTTTTGCCAGCTTCGACAAGGCGGTGCCGGCCTGGTAATAGGGCACGTCGCCCTGGGTCCAACTCACTTGGCCGGTGCCGCCCAGCGTGGTCAGCAGCGTGCCGGTCACGCCGTTGGCGAGCGAAACTTGTGCCCAGGCTGGATTGTTTGTTGTGCCCGTATTGCTCAGGTAGCGCGTACCGCCCGCGTCTTTGGGCAATTTGCTGAGCGTGTTCGCGGCCGAGGCATACAACAAATCGCCCTGCGCCCAAGTGGTTTGCGCGGTGCCGCCGTTGACCGCACTGACCGGCACTGTTAGCGCAACGGAGCCGGTGCCGGTGATCGGCGATGGTGTTGCGGTGATGCCGGTGCCGGCGGTGATGCTGACGCTGCCGCCACCGGACAGCGTTGCCGGCTCCCATGCCGTCCCGCTCCATTGCAGCACTTGGCTACTCGTTGGCACAGTGGCCGATACCGGTTGTCCCTGTAGGCCCGTTACCGTCGCGGCAATCGACGTGCTGCCCGAGCCGGCGAGATCGCCGGATAACGTAATCGTCTGATTGCCGGTTATGTAACCTTGGTTGACTGCGGCAATGACCAGCCCTTTAGCGTTGATCGTCAATCCCTGGAAGGTGCCGACATTGCTGTTAGCCGTCGCCAGCGTTAGCATGCCGGTCGATGTGTTTAAGGTCGCGTCGCCCGAGACCGTGAACCCGCCAAACGCGCCGGCGCTGTTGAACTGCACCTGACCGGACAGACCACCTGGCGGCGAGCCTGTGCCAGTAGCCGGCGCCCAACTCGGGTTGGCCGCGCTGCCGCCGGTGGTCAGGACATCACCGCTCGTGCCCGGCGCCAACGCCGCCCAGCCGGTCGCGCCCCGGAATAGGATCGCGCCGCGCGCCGAAGAGAACACCGCGTCGAGCACGGCCGAGACGGTCTGGCCGGTTGCCGTTGCCGTGCCGCCGGTTAGATTGGCGAGCATGTTCAGCGATGCGATCGGCGCCCCGGAAGATGCCGCCGCCCATGCGGGATTAGCCGCAGCGCCGCCGGAGGTCAGGACTTGCCCGGACGTGCCCGGCGAGAGCGCCAGCCAGGCCGACGCGGCGCGATACATCAGCGAGCCTTGCGTGCTGCCGAGGATCGCGTCAAGTAATGCCGTGAGCGTAGCCGGTGCCGGCGCGGCACTGCCGGCCGTGATGTTCGCTAGCACTGTATTGCTGGCGACCGCGGCCAGGCTGACCGATCCCGAGCCGGTGATCGGTGCGCCGCCCGTGCTGATCCCGGTCCCGGCGTTGATGCTGGTCACGGTGCCGCCGCCGGCCGGCGAAGTCCATGTCAAATCGGCGCTCGTGCCTTGCGCCGTCAATACCTGCCCAATGAGGCCCGGTGCCAGGCTGACCCAGCCGCCGATCGTGCGGGTCAATATGCTGCCGCGAGCGTTGCTCAGCACAACATCGAGAAACGCAGACAATGTGTGCGGCGTCGGCGCGGCGCTGCCGCCGGAAATGTTCGACAGGAAATTGCGGTCGGGGATCACGTCGAGGCTGACCGTCCCGGTCGCCACGATCGCAGAGCCGCCGGTCGTGATGCCAGTGCCGGCGCTGACGCTGGTTACGCCCGAACCGCCCGGCGCCCATTGCGGATCGAGGCCGGCTCCCTGCGTTTTCAAGAATTGCCCGGAAACGCCGGGCGCCAGCGCCACCCAGCCGGCGGAACTGCGATAGAGCAGCGTACCAACCGCACTCGTGCCGAGCACAAAATCCAGGTAGGTCGTCAGCGTGTTCGCGATAGCGGGACCAGATGCGGTCGAGGCGTTCGACATCATCGTGCCGGGGGGCGACGTCATGCCGGCCGGCAGCGCGTCCACGTAAGCCTTGGTCGCAACATCGCCCGGCGCCGTGGGAGCCGGCATCCCGGTGATTGACCCACCCGTGATCGTAACGTTGTCGGTGTCCTCGTACACCATCGTCCCGGCGACAAAGGTCAGCCACTTATTCGCCTCGTAGCTCCATTGCAGCAACTCGCCGCCGACCATCGGGTCATTGACATCGACATCCGACAGGCCGGACAGCGTCGCATCGACCGACCCGAACAGTTGCAGCCAGACGAGGGTGCCGCCGATCTCCTGGTCGATGTCAAATGTGGCGCCCGATGTATGACTGACCTGGCACATGAAAATGCCGGTCTGAAACACGGTCACGACATCGAGCGCGACATAATCCGCGTTCGGCTCCCACTCGCCACGCCACCGAAAGGTCAGTACTGGCAACGTGTACGGCCCGAGCACCGTGCTGTCGGTGAGCGTGATCCACATCTGAGTGCCGGATACCGTGATGCTTGCAATGCCCACCGGCTGTGCCGGATTGGTTTGCAAGGCAACAATAGCCTCGGCCACATTCCAAAAGTTTGTATCGACCTCGGCCGGCTGAAGGTTGGCGCCCTTGCCGCTCCCCCACGGGCCTAATGTGCGGTAGGTGATGTCAACCATTATTGCCTATCCTATGCGGCGTCGAGCGTTGGCGGCGGTCGCACCGGCAGATCGGTGCTCCCCGGCGTCGGATACCGGAACCACGGCGAGCTGGCGCTCATGCCGGGCGGCTGTGGCGGCAACGCGCCGACCGTCGTTTTCTCGCAATGCGCCTGCACCGTGATGTGCGGATCGACGACTGCCGACCACGGGTATTCGCCGCCGAGCCAGGGATGCGGTTTCTGGTCTACGATAAAGAACGGGACGTAGATCTCGGTTGCGCTGATATTGTCAATCGTCGTCGTCGTCCCGTCCACGGTGTAATCGGGCGGTTCCGGGTTGCCCGCTTGGACCGTTTGCATAAATGCCTGGATATTCACGTTGCGATAAACGCGAATGCGAAACGCGGCCTTACTGGTGTCGCCGATATAATTGACAGTAAAACTTCCTGGCGCTCCCCACACCCACGGGTAATTGACGGTTGTTCCGCTGTCGATATATTTCCTGAAAATCGGGAAATACATCCACGGCTTTTTCGGGTCGTGACCGGGATTATTATCGGGTACGACCCAATACAGCGCATCATACTCAAAAACAAAAATGCCCGGACCCCCGATAGGCAGTCCTGGCAGTGGTACGTTCTCAAACATGCCGCATGTGTTTTTCCACTGATCGCCGGGCGGTTCAGTCGGTGGCTTGTCTTTTGTTTTAAAATGAACCGCAATAATCTCGTCGCCAGGAAACTCGGTATAGATGGCGCTCATGCCGGCTGTGTGTTTTGTTTATAGGTGATCTCGTGCTTGCAGGTTTCGTCGGTGGTGTTATCGCCAGCAAATGACATGTCCGCCTCAAAATCCGCGAGTACCTCGCTGACGGCGAAGGCGACGCCGGACATCTGCTCCCAATCGCTCGCGCACTTATTTTCGTGCTTGTTATTGAGCTTCATCTTGCTGGCGCGCGCCACATCCACCCAATTCTCCGGCTCGTCGGATTGCGTGATGCGCAAAACGTTGGTTTCGCGCTCAAACTCGGTTTCCTTATTGCTACAGCATTCGACGTTGATCCCGTCGCGCGAGGGCGTGATTTTCGCATCGCTTGTGGCGCCCCAGGTCAAATGCGCGCGCTCCTTGGTCGCGCTAGGTGTCGCAACGATCCGGGTGCGGCCAAGCGCACCCGGCGATTGATACGGTCGAACGAAGGATTCGAACGGCATACTAGAGCCTCCCGGTCGGCGTGTTGGTCAGGCTCCACTCCATTTTGCACGTCTCGTCGGTGGTGCCGTCGCCGGCAAAGGACATATCCGACTCAAATTCTGCAAGCGCTTCGCTGACGCCGAACGCAACACCGGACATCTGGTCCCAATCCGAAATGCACGAATTGGTGTGTTTGCTGTCAAACGCGAGTTTGTTGGCCCGTTGAAACTCGACTTTCTGCCCATCCGAGGGACCGCCGGCCGGTGCCGCTATCGTCACGTTCTCAAAATCGCTGTTCTTGTGGTCGGTCTGCTTGATCGTTTTCTTGCAGCACTCGACATTGATGCCGTCGCGGGTCCGCGTGATTTTCGCGTCGGATGTGACGCCCCAGGTCAGATGCGCGCGGTCCTTCGTCGCGCTAGGCGTGGCGGCGATGATAGTGCGCCGCAATGCGCCGGGCGATTGATAGGGCCGGACAAATGACTCAAACGGCATTGCGCGCTCCTGCCGGCGCCGCCAGGTCAATGCCCTTCGGCACGGCGAGCATCGAGATCGCCGGGTAGAACGATGTGTGAAATTCAGCGCCGGCGACCGGCACGAGATCAAGTGTAACGGTCGTTTTCATTTTGACTGCTGCCGAAATCGGATCGCCGTCGGTCGGCGCTTGCTTGCGCTGATACGTGTAGAGCAGGTCGAGCTGTTCGATTAGCCCGTCTGTCACGTAGCATTGATTGACGGCAGTATCGGCGGTCAGGTTTGTGAGGTTCAGCCCGTCGTCCTGGATCGCAAACTGATCCAGCGATTGATAATATAATTCGCTCTCGACCAAGGCGGCCTGCTCGCCGCTAATAACCTGATAGCCGGGATTGGTATAGCCATCATCGACGTAGGCAGGCTCGCCGACGGTGCCGTTTGATACATCACCGGTGCCGATCGGCACGCCGAGCACAAACTCGCCGAGCATCACGCCATCGCCAGCGGTGAGCTTGTAGCTTTTGACCTTGCCCGTCGCGCTGCCGCCAGCGAGGCGCCGGTCCAGCAGCGTTACATTGTTGCGCAAGGTGATGCCGATGGCGGTGCGCCACTCGACCGCGAAGGCGAGGTCAACGGCCCGGCTCTTGGCCCGCATCTTCGCCCGCGCCAGCAGCAGCAGATATTCAAGCGACGAGGCGCCGCGATCGGTTTGGAAATAACTGGCGCGCGTCAAGCTGCCGATCGGCACCTCGCCGCCGGCATCGACCCCTTGCCCGATATATTGCGAGGTCAGCGATATATCCTCGGCGTCCGCGTCCGCCGTGTCGGTCAACATCCGCTGGACGTTGGCATTGACGACAGCCGCGACCGTCTCGGTGCGGCGCCGGTCAGCGCGCCATTGCAGCACCATCCGCACTTTGTAAATGCTGATCGGAAACTCGGCCTTGTACTGACCATAGCTCGCGGTGTAGACCGCGACGGTGTTCTCCTCGTCGGTGGCGTCAGCGCTCGTCGCCGGCTTTTCCTGGCCGGTGAAAGTAACATTGTAATTCGTTTGGCGGAATGTTCCGTTTAGAACCTCGTCTTCGATATAGCAAAGCGGTTTGCCGGACCCGTCTGCGCGTGTCGTGAGGCTCCAGCCGCCGCCGATATTCGTGCCGGCTTTCGGCCAATCGCTTTTGAGTCCCGAGCCGTTGACCGTAGAGATAAGCCCGCCGCCGCCGCTGTCGTCATCGTGCAGCGGAAAGGAGGTCGTGTATGGGCTGCCGGCATTGGCGAACGCATCGACCAGCTTTTGTGTGATCTCTAATGTGCCGTCGCCGGTCTGTTGCCATTCGACCGTGCCGGACACCGTAACTGCCGTTAGCGGCGCATCGCCCACGGTGAGACTGAACGCGTCATAGAACGCTTGGCTTTCGTCAATCGTGACGATGCCATCCTCGCCTTCGAGGATGTCGCTGGCAGTCAGCTCCAGCGTGGTCCGATCGATGTGCCAAAGCGCCGAGTAGGTCTCAAGAACCGTGTCCTGCGAAACATCGGTCGCCAGCCAGATCGGGTCCCAATACGGGAGCACTTTCATGCTCTCGACAAGTGCGGACTTTTGCGCGTTGTAGTCGTCCGGCCGTGCGCGGAATTGCAGCGTCACGACCTCGCCGGACGCGAGCGATGGCACGCCGACGAGCTGACCGTTGAACAGCGGCACGAGGTCCGGCGTGCCTGAGCCGTCCGGCGTCCATGCCTGATCCCAGGACAGCCAACACCACAGTTGCCGCCCGAGCGCCAGGAGGCCGACATTCGGGTTCTTCAATTCGATGTCGAGCGTCGCAAACCCGCCCTCCTCCTGGGCGATTGCAACGCTCAAAACCTCTTCATCGAACCGGTTGTGAACGAGCGCATCGAAATCCGCGTCCGGCGTGCGCGGGCCGGTGATCGTCAACAGCGCGCCAATCTCCGCGCTAGTCGCCGGCTGTTCCAGGATGAGGCTGGTCGCCGTCGCGGGGCTATCCGGTGCTACAAAGGTGGTGCCCACCGGGAGGCCGTTGCCGGCGATGTTGTACCGCAAGCCCGGCACCAGATCCGCCAACACGCCGAGCGGAATGCTGGTGATGCTGTACCAGTCCTGATCGGCAAATCCGGTGATGTTGACCGGCACCTCGCCGGAGCCGGAGGCGGTCACGTCCTGCTGAACGACGACATCATCCACCAGCGCGTAAATATACATATCGACGTCCGGCGACGACCCGTCGTAATCAATAAGCGCGCCCGAGACGAGCATCGTCTCGTCGGTGATGGTGGTATCGTCCTCCGGCGGCGGCGCCAATGTATTGCCGATGTAGGTGCCGCTGACCTGATACGTGCCGGCCGGCAAATCGAGATCCGCGGGTAGCGTGATCGTGGCATTGTCGAGCGTCGTAGTGACGGAAATCGTGCCGAAGCTCACAGCCTTGGTGATCGTATAGGTTGCCGACGTATAAGTGCCGGTCGCCACAGCCGAAAGATTAATTGTACCGCTCTCGCCGGACAGATCGCTGTTATCATTGATAAAGAGCGTGCCTGTCGGCAACCCGGCGCCCTCGATGCCGTACAGCGCGAAATCATCCAGATCGACAGCCGGGGCAAGGTTGAAGAGCTGTTGCGCGCCGCTCTCGACCGAGCCGGTTGCCGTCAGGGTGAGGATCTGCCCGCCATGCGTGTTGCCGGTGGTCGAGATAAGTACCGGCTCCTGGATCGTGCCACCGGTCCAGGCGAAGCAAAACGGGCCGGGCATTTACTTAGTCACCCGCACATGCCATAACGGCCGGACGGCGCCGTGTTGGTCGCACTGGCGCCGCCCTTGACACCATCGGCTTTGTAGGAGCCTGGATGATGCCCACGCCTGTCTACCTCTATTGCCTCGATTTTCCTAACGGGAAAAAATATGTCGGCCTGACGCAGCGCCCGGCGAGGCGCTTTAGAGATCATCGCGGAAGTGCCGCTAAAGGGAACAATCCTGTCCAGAAGGCGATCCGCAAATATGGTATGCCGCCGCTTCGCGTTCTTTGCGCCGGAACCAAAGAATACATAGCCGATTTGGAAATAAAGGCTATCGCAGCGTTCCAAACGCGAAACGCCGATTTCGGATACAACGTTAGTCTCGGTGGTGATCTTAGCCCTTCGCTTGTGCCCGAAGTAGCGGCGAAAATCAGTTCGGCGCAAAGGAACAGCGCCCGCAATCTCGCTCATCTCGCAAAGCTGTCGGCCGCTAATAAAGGACAAAAGAGACCGCCTCTCTCGCCGGAACATCGAGCCAAGCTGGGAGCCGCATCGAGGGGTAGAAAATGCGGGCCGATGTCTCCTGAACAGCGAGCAAAAATCAGTAGCGGCCAGAAGGGGCGCAAGCTTGGGCCGATGTCTCCTGAACGCCGGGCAAAACTGAGCGCTCGGCACATGGGGAAACCCGGCACGAGAAACGGGATGGTCAACACACCCGAGACCCGCGCCAAGCTGAGTGCAGCCTTGAAGGGCAGAAAGCACACGCCCGAGCATCGCGCCAACAACAGTGCGGCAAAAAAAGGACGACCGCTCTGGTCGCCCGAACAACGTGCTCACATGAGCATTACGAGAACAGGAAGAAAGCTGCGTCCGCATTCTCCTGAGACCCGAGCGAAAATCAGTGCCGCTAAGAAAGGGCACAAGCAATCGCTTGAAACTCGCGCTAAGAAAAGCGCCACGATGAAGGGTCGTCCTTTTTCTGCCCAGCATATTGCCGCGATCAAAGCGGCTAAAGATGCGAAGCGGAAGTTGCATCATCAGAGGCAATTATCGCTCTTCCAAGACGATATTCCATGAATATACCGCCTCCCATTCGCTTCTTTCTATTTGAAACTCTTTCAACACCATCAACAAACTCGGGCAGTAAAACGTGTAGTCCCCCTCGACTCTTTCACTACCCGGCACCGCCGCCCGATCCGGCACGATAAACCCGGTCGGGTACGCCAGCTCGACGTGGCAGTCCACATAGAACTCCATCCCTGGCCACATGCTCGCGAGAGCCGGCGGCTGCTGGTCCTCGCCGGATGCCTCAAGCACATATTTGCGAAACTGCGGCGCGGAGATGTCCACCAGCGTGCCGTTGACAGTGCGCCGCACCACCGTGTCGCCCTGCGCCGCATCGATGGGTCTCAGTGTTCCTTTGAGGCCTCGCGCCGCGTAGGGCGGCACGCCCGGCACCGAAATCCCGGCACCCGTCACCTCGGCCCAGCGCAGATCAAAAACAGTGTTCCGGCCGTTCGGCAGTGCTGGCATCAGCGCCCGCCGGGTGTCCCGCCATACCAGGACGGTTTGGTGCCGGCCGAGCGCAGCGCATAACGCCGCGCCTCGTGCGCGAGCGAGGAGACGACATCGGCGCCGCCGCGCAAGGCAAAGGACTTGCCGTCGAGGTGCAGATGCACCGGCGTGCCGCCCGCACCAGCACCGGCAGCCACAAGCCCACCGGCCGCATAATGGCCGCGCGGCAGAAAGCTGCCCGCGCCGCGATTGAGCATCGACAGAAACGGCACGCCGAGCTGCGAAACGATCGAGCGGCGCATGACAAATTCACCCGGCGTCAGCATCGCGGCTACGCTGTCGCCGGTGCCGCTGCCGGGCACGATGCCGCCGGTCGCCATGCCCGGAAGCGTGGCTTTCGACGTCGCCTCGGCGATTGCCGCCGCAGCGCTGTTCAAGGCATCCGTCACAGCAGTCAGTGCCCCGGAGAAGGAGCCGGTTTGGTCGCTCGCCCCCTGCATCGAAGCCGCAACGCTATCGGCGCTTTGTTCCAAGGCATCGATCGCCGGAGCAGCGGTTCCTGACGATGCTTCACCACCGAACGGTGCCGGCGCACCGGCGAAGGCTTGCCTTATTGCTTCGGCCAGCGGTGAGACCACGCCGGGAGCCGCCGTGCCGGATGATAGTTCGCCGCCGAACGCCATCGGTGCGTTTTTAACGGCATCTGCGGCAGCGGCTACCCGGTCGTCCACCGTTTGCTTGAACTGATCGGACGTTGCGCGAAACGAACCCGGCGCTTGATCCGCTGCCTTTTCCGCCGCGTTCGCAGACTTGGTTTGCGCGGCAGCCGCTGTGTCCGCCGCGCCCGCAACCGCGTTCAGAGACGCGGCGGCGCCAAATCCCGCTGCCGTTGTCGCGCCCAAGGCCGACTTGACATCCACCCAGCGGTTGCCGCCCGGCCCCGTGATCCCCTGGCCAATCGGCATCTTCGCGCCGGTCGCCATGTCAACCTGTTCCGGGTTGACCTCATCAAACGTGCGGGTCGCGATATGGCGGTGCGCCATATGCCAGTCCATATCGTGCGGCCCGGTATCCGTTGTATCGGATGCCGGGATCGTCATCGCACTATTCGCGAAGCGGGTCGTCTTGGCCGCGGCATCTGCTGTCGCCGCACCGAGAGCGGCGGTCTGAGCGGTTGTGCGCTGCGTCAGGTCGCGCACCTCGTCGGCCGCCTTCGCCGCGCTCCTCGTGTTCGTAGCCACGTCGCCCATGTTCTGCGCGGTCTGTTGCGTGGCTGCCGCGGTCTGGTCGGCGGCCGGCCCGGCGAGGCCAAGCTGATCCATAAACTTTTTGGCCGCATCGGTGCCGCTCAGCAAATAGGCGACCAGCAGTCCGACCGATGTCACGAGCGCCCCGATCGGGCTGAAAACAAACGCTGTCGATAGAAGCGTCCAGGCCGTGCGCGCCAGCGTAAACGCGGTTGTGAGTGCCGTAAAGGCGCCGACCAGCTTCAGGGCGACCAGCGCCATCGCAATGCCCTTGCCGGTCCACTGCGTACCGAACAAGTTATTGGCAGCGACGGCGACGACATCGAGGCCCTTGGCAAACGCATCAAATGCCGTCTTCATGATGCCGAGCACGAACAGCACGACATCCTTCATTGCCACGAGGTTGCGCACAAACTCAGTTTGCGCCTTCCTCCCGGTTAAGACACGGTTAATATCAACAAAGAACCGCTGAATATCCGTCGTGAACGTACCGAGCGTTGCCCGCGCCTTGTCGAGCGCTTGGGTCAGGCCGGGAAACAACGCAATAACGGCGTCCATCTTGATCGAGTTGATGACGCCGCGGAAACGGCCCAATGCCGTTTCGTACTGCTCCATGTTGGCGAAGTCCGCCCGGGTCGGGAACCGGCCGAACTGCTTCATCGCCTCAACGAACTTCGGGATGCCGACTTGCGACGCGAGTTCCAGCGCCTTGCCAAACTTGTTAATGTCGTCTTCGCCGAATGCGAGTGCGCCGGAGCGTGCAGCGACAGCCGGCTTGATTTGCTTAATTTGCGCCCAGCGCTTGACGTAAATATCCAGCAGCCTATTGAGCCGGTCTACTCCCTGGACGCTCTTTGTATTTATTCCGAGAGCGGTGAACGCATTGTCGGCGCCGGCCGCCGCGCGATCCGCATCGGCAACCGCTCCGGCGAATTGAATAAACGCGCCGCCGACCTTTTCGCCCGCATTGCCGGTCTGCTCCAGGGCAATCTGGAAGGCACGCAATGTGTCGATCGGGAACTGCGTGCCGGCCGCGACGTTGCGCAGCTCCTGCATCTGCGACGTGACATCGCCGAGAATACCGACGCCGCGCCGCAAGCCCTCGAATGCCGCGATGCCCTTTAGGCCGCCCTTGAGCTGATCGAACGAGCGCGCGGTTTTCTCGGTCGCGGTGCTGATCCGCAGCATCGACTGTTCACCGATCTTACCAAGGCTGAGAAAGCCCTCGCGGACCTGCTCTTGGCCGACCAGCTCGATAAATTGCGAAATGCCGCCGGACCGACCACGCGCCATTATCTATTGCCCTCCAATGCCATCATGCGTCGATACAACTCCGGCAGTTCCCTGCGCATGGCCTCGTAAATCTCGTCAAAGTGCAGGCGCTGGTGGATCGTGACCGAGGACAGCCCGACAAAGACCGGCACCTTGCGCGTGGCGCGGCCGGCGCTGCGCGATGCGGCGCCGCGCTTCAGCCGTGCCCTTGTCACCTTGCCTGTCGCAGCCGCGCCGCGCCCGGCAGCGACATCCCCTAATAGCAACGGCGCCTTGCCGGGCCGCTTGACAAACTGCAGCTTGCCGAACATGCGCTCGTAGATGCGCGGCGTAAGACGCTTGCGGCTGACCCGTTGGACGACATGCGACAGCGGCAGCCACAGATATTTCCTGCGGAGCGGCTGGATCGTGCCCCCGCGCTCGAAGATGTTCAGGAACTGTTTACGCCGATAGCCGCGCAAGGATGGCCGCAACGAGTAGCCGCCGCGCGGCTTGGCCCGCGCGAAAAACCACTTGGCATTCGATGGCCCGACAACTTTTGCCAACTCCGCTTGCCCCTCGCGCTGAATCTCCTTTGCGCCTTCGCGGAACGCCTTGGTTGCCGCCCGCGCCATTTGCTGCTGAGCCTCGCTCAGCCCTTTACGCCAGGCGTTGCGGTCATACTTGACCTTAACTGCCATTGCGCGACAGCGCCTTCCGCAGCTCTTTCGGGTCGCCCTGCGCGGCAAAGGCGTGCAGCGCTAGGTCGCGCTTTTGGTCGATGTCCAACAACTTGCCGTGAATGAAAATCACCTGACTCATTCTGTATGGCGTCCAGCTCATCACTTCATCGAGCGATCCATACCCGGCACGCGACAAAGCAAGCGCCATTTCGGCTATCTCGTACCCGGCGCCTTGGTAATATCGTCGGATGCCTCCTCGCCCGCCCGATCCAGTACCGCCTCCACGAAAGGGCGCACCACCTGACGCGGCAGAGTGAGTTCCGAGATCAACGCCAGCAGTTCGAGCGCCGCGACGCCGGGCAGCGTGCGAGCCTCGGCGATGTCCTTTTCCTCCGGCGCGTGACCGTTGAGGGACGTGCCGATGGCGATGATCCGCGCGACGCACTCCGGCGCTTGCTCACCCAGCGCCGCCGCGTCGAGATGCTGGAACCCGACGGTCAAGAACTTGCCGAGTTCCGAATAGGCGTTGAGCAGCGCCGCAAGCTCGTCTCCCGTGAGGCCGCGAATGGAAACCTCCACGCCCGCAAGCGTGACGGTGCGGCGCAGGTTTTTCGCAATGTCTTTGAGGCCGGGCACGGTTTATGCCGCCTCTCGCGTCCGCGTTCTTGGCGCGCCGCGCATTGTGGTTGTCGTGAGCGTTGGCGTCACCTCATCTGTGATGTCCCAGGTTGCCGTTCCGAACGAGCCGGTGGTGGGATCGACCAACACCTCGGCGGTGATCTCCATGCTCGCCCACTCATCCGAGATCAGATTGATACTGCCGGACGGCGTGATCGACACATTGGGCCAATAATATTGGGTGCGCGGGCCAACGTCGTTTTGCCCGACAAACAACAGCGCCCCGGTGATTTCGGCGAGGCTGAAAATGTCGATCGTGGTCGGGGCAGGCGCTACGCCCGGCGTGACATCACCCATTAACGCCAAGCCAAGGTTGAATGGATTGCTCTCCTCTAGCACGATCCGCACTGTCGCGGATTTCTCGCGGATGACCTTTCTGTCCTTGGACCTTACGCCGCTCATCGCACTAAAGTGATCCAAAAGATCCAAATTTGGAGACCACTCCACCTCCGGGGCATTACCGAGATGCGTCCAGGTCGTGCCGCCATCGGAACTGAACTTAACGTATCCTTTGGCGATAAAATAGTTATTGATGTCCGGCGCGGTTTCTGCGAACGGCATGATCTGTCTCCGTCGTTCCTGTGAGGTCGTTGAGGTTGAGCGTGTAGACGAACGTGAAATTCACATCCATGCGCGGCTCTTTTGTCTCCGGCGTCGGTTCATTGACGGTCACGCCGTCGTAGCGGATGCCGCCGGACGTGCCGGTTAGATCGAGAAGGGTCTGATCCTGCAGCACGGCAGCGATCAGCCGGCCGCGAAAGAGGCTCATCAGCGGGCCGGCATCGTCGGCACTGCCGCGCACCAGCAGCCATATCTGCGGCGTCAGTTGCAGCCGCTGCACGCCGGAGCGGTTGGCCGAGGCCGGCGCGTCGAGCCGCTCTTCGCTGCCGTCCTGCACAACTAAGGCGGGACGTCCCAGCAGCGGCACGTCGAGGACGTTGCGCTTGGCCGAGACAATGCCCTGGACGCTGCCGCAAACTGTTGTCAGGCGTGCGAGGATCTGCTCGCGCTTATCCACGCGCAGTCATGTTTATGCGGACAAGGCGTCCGCCGTAGTACAAAGGCGCGACCTGCATGATGTTGGCCGCGTCGCCATCGATCAGCAGCCGATCATCTCGCGAGGGAATGCCGAAGCTTTCGATCCCGGTCGGCGAAACAATGACGACGATCGGCACCACGTCTCCGGCTTCTAGATCCTGCGGGCCGGTCGGGCGTACCACCGCCGGGCAATCGACGCTCTCGGTGACGGTGACGGCGCCGGTCGCGCTGTCCACGCTGGTACGCTGGAGCGTCACGGTCTGCCCGTAGCCGGCGAGGGCCGCGTCCAGGCGGGCGATCAGCGTCTGCGCGTTCACAGGCTGAAGAGCCGATAAGGTTGCAAGAGATCGCGCGTGCCCGGCGGGAGTGCGCCTGCTGTCGTGCCGGACCCATAGTCACCGGCGAACACCTGGGAGAGTACGTCCGGTATCGTCTCACTAC